GCCTCCAGATCCTTTGGGCAATATGATCAAAGTAAAACTTTGGGATGGCGAACAAGATGTTATTGAAAACAATCAGATTATTAAGAATCGTGGTGAGTTTGAAGCAGAAATGCAGGTTGCAGTGCAACAAGCAGCCGAAGCTGCTAAAGCTCAAGGTAAGTTGCCTGCTAGTTTGGAATCAATAATTGAAGGTATTACCGAACCCAAAGTAGATTGGAAAACAGTGTTAGCTAGGTTCTTACGTAGTAATAACAAGTCTGACTTTAGTTGGGCTAAGCCAAACAGGAGGTTTATTGCAAACGGTATGTATTTACCGTCTTTGCATACGCCAGCGCTGGAAGAAATAGCTGTCGCTGTTGACACCTCGGGATCTGTGTCAGATAAAGAGTTGGAGATATTCACATCAGAAACATCTCACATTTTACTCGATACTAATCCCGAGCGTGTTCATTTTTTACAATGTGATACTCAAGTATGTAGTGATGATGAGTACACTAAAGAAAATTTACCTTTGAAAGTTACCTACAAAGGTAGAGGTGGGACTATGTTTAGTCCTGTTATTGATTATATTAATCAGCACTATCCGAATGTATCTGCGTTGGTTTACTTAACTGACTTAGGTTCAAACGACTTTGGAACCGAACCAAACTATCCAGTGCTTTGGGTAACAACTGATTTGGAGGATGCACCGTATGGCCAAGTTATCAAAATCTAATATGCGTAAGTGGCTTAAATATCTTAAGCGATACGCATTTCAAGGAGCTGCAGCAGCTATTGGGTTGCTTGCAATCGCATTGATACTGCAGCATTTATTAACTTTTATGGTTCTCATGACACTCATGGGTATCATATTTTATTTATTATATAGGAGTGTAGATTATGCCAAGTTTGCTATCTAGTATTACCACAGCTTTGTGGATACTTATCGAACTAATACAGTTTGCTTATATGGCTTACATAATGTGGAAACAGAGGAACAATGTTAACTATAGGAATATTCAGCGCGCTAGGGCTGCTGTTGCTGGCGCTTAAAATTGGTGGTCGTAAAACAATTGGTCATGATGTAGTTGCTGACATACTTATTACAGCTACTCTTATGGTAATGTTTTACGGTACTTACAGCGGTATGACTGCTGCAATGGTTGGTGGTTTGGTTGCATCTATTACTTTATTCTTAATGAAAAAGTTTATGGTGCACAAAAAGCTACGTATTGAAACGTACAAGAAAAAACTATTGGGTATGCAAATGCCAATGCTTAGTTTTTCTTGGCAAACAAAACAACCAGAGTGGCGACATCATAATCAATATTGGAGAGAGTAGAGACTTTTGATAATATATATATGGAGTTCTTATGGGTAAAATGAAAGAATACATACAAGACTTTGAAGATAACTTCGCTGAAGATATAGCACAAGCGTGGGAAACTTATAAGTTAGACCGTAGCCCAAAGAAGCCAATCCTTGAACTTATGTTAGATGATGACATGCGTTATGAAGAAGCTAAATGGGAGTATTTTTCTACTACTTTTTATGAAGCCATTGAAGACCACAATGATGCTATTCCTAACGATATGATACATCAAGCGTTTGATTATGAATGGGACATCATTGAAGAATATTATGTTAAGTTTACAGAAGAGTTTAAGTTACTCTGAGTTTGTTCGACAAATGTATAAAGAGAACTGTAAAGAACGGTCTGCTTATGGAGAATCCCCCTATCCTTCCGCAGAACTTTATGAACAAAAGAACAGACTCTTTTTAAAACAAGAATATCGTAAGAGTTAGATTGATACGACCGATGAGGCCAGAGCTCCAATTGTAACGTAGAACCTGCGGCCCGTTACCTTCTAGATACCACCTCTAACTCTTACACCTAACACTAGCAGTGATTAGTTGATACGACCGACTGTTCGACCTAGTGCGGCTAGAGGTCCGAGAGCGTAGACGATTCGAACCAGCGGCTCATTATTAAAACTAATTTAAAAATTAGATATTGCATCTATAACAAACAGTTAGTCCAAAGTAATTAAATATTACACAGCTGCGGAAGTCCAGACACCAAGCTAATCACTGCCCTGAATTCGGCTCTGGTAATCCCAAAAGGAGCCTAAGTAGAGAGCCGATAGGTTTAAATAGCCTTTTTCATAACTACTTGGGCTCCGCTTTATTAATTAGGAGAAAAATATGCAAGAACCAAAAGACTGGATAATCATTTTTATGGGCATCATAATTGCTGCCTTTGTCTACAATTTAGAAATAGTTTTAGTATAGGAGAAACTTATGGAATATGTGAATATGCATCGTTACAACAATAGAGAATCTCGTTGGTGCGATCAACAAAAAATACCGTATGTTAGAGACGGTTATGCCTTTGGAACAGAAATCGTAGAAGATTTGATACTTAAAAAACAGTTTCATCATTTATGTGACCCAGGAGATTTTTATCAAAGAATGTGTACTGATTTATTTGGCGACACTAATAAATTACAACATAAAGATGTTTTTCAAGAAGATGAATGGCTAATCATTGAACATAGTCAACGCTATGTGCGTGCTCAAATAAAAGATTTTGGTCCTCGTAATGGTAGGATGTGGGTAAAGAGATATGATGGTTTTACTTTTGGTTTACATCCAAATTTTAATTACAGCACTTATCGTCACCCTGAGTTAACCCAAGACCATACATCGTGGTGGCAAGAGATGGATTGGTGCCAAAGAAAAGCCATAGCTATTTCAGATCTTATGGATAGAGATTCAGATAATAAAGACGGATTACATAGGGTAACTGACTGGAATATATTTGCCGTTGGTAAAGAAACACTTTTTAAACTTAAGTTACTACAAGGAGGTTTAGTATGAATATATTTGTAACAAGTTGTGACCCAATGAGAGCTGCTATATCTCTACCAGATAAGCTTTTAGTAAAAATGGTAGTTGAAACAGCTCAAATTTTATCTACAGTTCATAGAAAATTAGATGGCGATCACTATGCTGATAAACATAATTTGTATCAAAAGACCCATGAAAATCACCCTGTTGTTTTATGGGCAGCTGCTTTTGATACTCATTATTGGTGGCTATACATACACTTCTTACATTTGTTAATAGAATATGATAAGAGATATCATCCTGAAGATTATTCCTACAATGCTAAAGATGTAAAACATAAATCAGCAGCTTTGGTTGAACCTTTAGCTACCATTCCTAGAACTATACCGCTTATGCATAAAGACAAACCAGAACCTTATATGACATGGGAAGATTTTCCTTTGTGTATGCCAGACGAGTATAAAGTTATTAATGGTTGGCCTTCTCATACAGTTACTGAAAGTTACCAAAAATATTTAAGTAATGGTAAAGATTATATTAATAGTGACTCTTGGGCACACGGTAGAAAACCCCCTACGTGGTTTGTTGGGTATACCCAACCTAAAAACGGAGAATGACTACCCTAGAACAAGATGTAATGCAGTTCAGTGATTTACTACATGAACTATTTGATGGAGATGTTCCAGCTCCACAACAATTGCAACAAGCACTTATTGATGTTTATACTTCATGTGAAGATCCTAATCAGCGTGCAGTAATACGTAAGATTTGGGAGTTAGAACAAACCTTTGTAGAAAAAAGCAGTGAGCAAGATTGACCCCCCACACTATAAGTATGGCGACATTGAATGCATAGATGCCATCAAAGCCAGCCTTACAAAAGAACAGTTTCAAGGTTATTTAAAAGCTAGCATCATAAAATATTTATGGCGTTATGAAAAAAAGAATGGGCTTGAAGATTTAAACAAAGCAGATTGGTTTCTGCGTAAATTACGTTATGAGGTAGAACGTGAAAACAAACATATCGATTGAACTAACTGACAAAGAACGAATGAACCTTGGACAAAAGTTCTATAAAAAGAAACGCATGATAACGCGTGCTGATCTTAATCACATTGTAAAAAAGTTTATTGGTGACGTTTTAGAAGCTACGCCTCCTAGTCCTCAACAAAAATTAGAAGATCCTTTATTAACTAAAGATTGGTCTAGTCTTACTCAATTAAAACAATACTTACTAAAAGAGGGCCAGAACCACATTGTGCATTTTGATGGTTTTGAACTAATAGTTAAAGATAAAGACAATCGTTATTACTCATACACCCTGGGGGATCAGTTGTACAAACAAAAAAAGAGCCCACCGAAGTGAGCTCTTTAATCTTTCATTTAAATACTATAGGAGAAAAATCAATGAAATCTCCAACAGTTTAAGATAAATCTACGATTATGTAAAGTATCCTGTAACTGTAATAGTACCAGCAGCACCTGTAGCAGGAGCAACTTGTACGTGTATATCTATAGTAGTATCTGCAGTGAACTCAATTGGTTCGATTGCATCGTCATCAGCACTTAGTGCACTAAACAATTCAATACCACCACCTTGAGCAATAGTAGATCCATCTTTAATTGCAGTAGAAGTACCTGTAGTTTCAGTATCAGTATTTGTATGACCGATATCTAATACAATTGCCGGAGATCCGTTTGTGTCAAGATCAGTAGATACAACTCTGAGTGCATGCAAAGTTTCCCCTGCAAAAGCATCAAGAGCTTGTATTACATCGTTAAGTGCTAACACAGGAGTAGAAATCGTAGCTTTTCTTACAAACATTTGCCCTTCAGGGAAACCTTTAAAAGC